CCCCCGCTACATCAACATTCGACACCAGGAGCGCAGCGAAGAGGCGCGGAAGAAGCGGATTGCCTTCGCCGCCGCGTTTGTGGTGCTTTACCGCAAGCGTATTGCGGCCGGCGACGACCCTCGCGGTGTTCAGCATTTGGCCGCCAACGCAGCAGGGTTTGGCCAGCAAGGTTTTTCCGACAAAACGAGTTACGATACCCAGCGTTCCATGTCGACCCGGTTGATGAAAGACCCCATCGTGGTTGCAGAATTGAAGCGTTTGGGGATGATTTACGATGAACGAAGCAGGAAATGGCATGACGGACGCAGCGCCTAACGTTCCGGCAAAAGTTGTGCCAACAAGCGTGCCGAGCGAGCGCCGCGACGGTGAGGTTTACGTTTTCAAAAAACAAGAACTTGATTTCCTACGGGAATACTCGGCTTCGCTGGACGAAACAATCGCTTTTACCAACGCCCAAGTCGACATTCGGCGACGCAGCGAAATGCTGGAAAACATCCACGTCAAAAAAGAAATGGCCCGTATTCAGCGGGCGTGGAGCTGCCGCAGCCGCATGACGCAGGAGTATGCCGGCGGCGAACACATGCGGTTGATGGAAAAGTTTGAGGAAAACTACGACCGTTTAGAAACGGGAAACAAGCCAAAAATGGCTGGTGTCCTTGCTAAAATGAGCGAAGCGACTTTGAAAGCCACCGGCCTGATCGGTTCCGACAAAGAGCAAACCATGCCAACGGTTATCGTGCAAATGAACATGGGCGGCGCACCTGAAACGGTTGCTGTAACAGTCAACCAAGGAGAACAAGAAAATGTCCGAGAAAGCTAGGTTTTTGGTGCAAGCGCGGTGGGCGTTGAACTCGCTGATTGGTGGTGCTGACGTGGAAAAAGTGCGCCGGCACCTGCCTCAATTTGAGATTGATGCCACCGACACCGGCTTTAGCGTGAAGCTGCGCGAAGAAACCAAAACGCCGCCGCCCCCGCCAGCACCCGCCGCGCCGGCCGGATTAAGCGAGCTTGAGATCGCCAAGGCCGCTGCCCTCGCTGCCGGACAAGGAACCACCGCCCCTCTCTCGAAGGTTGAGTGATGGCCAGCCAGGCCAAATTGATCGGTTATACCGCCTCGCGCACGGCGGCACACTTTCACGCTAGCACAGCCTTTGTGCGGGGGCTGATGGGGCCGGTGGGGTCGGGAAAAAGCGTGGCGTGCTGTTTTGAGCTGTTTCACAAGGCGATGGGCCAGCGCCCCGGCCGCGACGGTGTGCGCCGCAGCCGGGTGCTGGTGGTGCGCAACACCTTGCCGCAGCTGGAAACCACCACAATCAAGACCTGGCTTGACTGGTTCCCAGAGGACATATTTGGGCACATGACGCGCAAACCGCCCTACACGCAGGTGGTTCGTTACCGCATGAGCGATGGCACCACGATGCAGATGGAAGTGATTTTCATTGCCCTGGACAAGCCGGAGGATGTGAAAAAGCTGCTGTCGCTGGAGTGCACCTGGATTTGGTTTAACGAGGCGCGTGAAATTGAACGGGAAATTGTTGACGCCGGCACCGCACGGGTGGGCCGCTATCCCAGCGTGAAAGACCGCCCTGACGATTTGCCGGAGGGTGAACCTTGGCCTACGACCAGCGGGATCATCATGGACACCAACCCGCCGGATGATAGCCACTGGTGGTATCGGTCGGCGGAGCAGGACGAGTGGCGCCGCGAGGCCGAAAGCGGATCGCTGACGCCGCTCGACGATATTCCCGACATGATGCGCTGGCAGTTTTTTTCGCAGCCTTCCGGCAAATCGCCCGATGCGGAAAACATCGCCAACCTGCCGGCCGGGTATTACGACAAGATCAGCGTTGGAAAAAACATCGAATGGGTCAACGTGTATGTGCACGGCCGCTACGGGTTTGTGGTGGATGGCCTGCCCGTTTACCGCAACAGCTACAACCAAAAACTTCACCTGGCGGAAAAAAACCTGCCGATCGACCCTTACGCGCCGGTGGTGGCGGGGGTGGACTGTTCCGGCCGCAACCCCGCCGCGATCTTCTCGCAAACAGGCTTTGACGGCCAGGTAAAGCTGGTGTGGGAGCTGGTGTGCGAGGGGATGGGCGCCGAGATTTTTGCCACGCTGCTGCGGCGTGAGATCAACACCATGTTCCCCAACAACAACATCGCGTGGTGGGGCGATCCAGCAGGGTTTACCAAGCGCGAAGGCGACGAACGCACCTATGCCGACATCCTGAAGGCCAAGGCTGGTATCAGCGTGCGGCCGGCACCGGTGATCCGCACGGCACCCCGCATCGCGGCGGTGGAAAGCATCATGCTGCGGCTTGGCCCAAGCGCCAAACCGGCGCTGTTGATTTCGCCGGCGTGCAAAGTCTTTGTGCGCGGCCTTAGCGGCGGGTATAAATACAAGCGGTTGCAAACCAGCGGTGAGGCGCGCCATGCGCCGGAGCCGGAGAAAGATCGCTTTTCGGACGTTCAGGACGCTGCCCAATATTTGGTTTGCGGCCTGGGAGAATATAACAAAATGACAGGAAAAAACCGTGACCAAGCAGCCTTGCCCGGCCGCGCCAGTAGCCGCGCCGTCGACCTCAATTCCAAAGACTGGAACCTGTGAGCGCACGTTTTACGTGGCGTTTTGCGAAGCCCGCAACCCGTCATGGTGGATGCGGGCGTTCCTGAAAAAAGGGTTCAGCCACTGCCTGATTTTGCAGCCGATCACCCATGAGTTTCGGGTGGATGGTAAGAGCTTCCTGATGGAAAACTGCTTTTCGATTGAGTATGCGGGATATGCAATCGTGCAACAGTATTACAGGTGGATTGAAAAACCGTTTGATCACCTGCGCGCAGTCGACATTGCCAACGTGTGGGCGGCTAACGGCTGGAAGGTGGTGTGTATAACGCGCCACGTCGATCCCGAAAAAGGCCTCAACCCCCTTTGCAATTTGGTCGTAAGCTGCGTAACCTTGGCCAAGTGCCTGATGGGGATTTCCTGTTTGGCGCAAACGCCGCATCAGCTTTACCGTTGGATGCTGCAAAATGGTGGAACAGAAATTACAGGAGGCTGACATGGCAAAAGGCGGAAGCGCACCCGACAATACGGCACAACTGGCAGAATTGGAGCGGCAAAAGAAAGCCGCGCAAGAAAATGCTGACCGCCTGGCTACTGCCAACCTGGAAGACGTTAATGCCACGCGTCGCCGCGCACGTGGGAAAAGCGTGCTGACCGCGACATCTGAGTTTGGCACCGGCTCACCGTTGGGGAAATAACGTGGATAACACCGCCCAAGACCTCAAGCGGCTGGAAACAGCCCGTAAACGCAAGGTCAACTTCGAGGGAACCTATCGTGAGGCGCTGCAATTTGCCGCGCCGCACCGCGATACTTTTTACGATACGAAGGCCGAGGGCGCGCCCAACAACAACGTGGACATCGTGTTTGACAGCACGGCCGCCGATGCGTTGAGCAAGTTTGCCAGCAACCTTCAGTCGCGCCTGGTGCCGCCGATGAAGAAGTTTGTGAAGCTGGCGGTTGGCCCGCAGGTGCAGGAAAGTTTCAAGCTGGACGCGCAAAAGCAGCTTGAAAAGACCACCGACCTGATGTTTGTGCACCTGCAAAACAGCAATTTTGACATTCAGGTGGCCGAAAGTTTCCTTGACCTGGGCGTTGGCACCGGCGCGCTGATGCTGCAAGCCGGAACGCCAGCACAGCCTTTTAACTTTGTGAGTGTGCCACTGGCCCAGCTGTGGCTTGAAGAAATTGCCGACGGACGCGTGGGCATGGTGGCGCGGGAACACAACATCGCCCATCGCGCCATTGAGCTGACATGGCCGGATGCCAAAATTGACGAGGCTTTGCGCGAGCGCATCACCACCAGCCCCGACACACTGATCAAGCTGGTCGAAATGACGATCCCGGAAAAGGTGCGCCTGCGTCAACGTGACGCCAACGGGCGCTTCAAATGGGTTGTGGTGGACGGCTACCGCTACACCGTGATTGAACCTGGCACCAAGGCGCGCCTGGTGGAGCGCCGCCAACGCAGCAGCCCGTGGATTGTGTTCCGCTGGTCAATCATGCCTGGGGAAGTTTACGGTCGCGGCCCGCTGCTTGCCGCGCTGGCCGACATCAAGACCTTGAACAAGGCCAAAGAGCTGACGCTGAAAAACGCGGCAATGGCAATTTCAGGTGCCTGGACGGTGCGCGACGAC